GCATTTGATCCAGTAGCACTTGGAGATGCTAAAACAACTTTACGTCCTGTAATTTTTGCAACGCCGTAAGTTTCTGAATCTGCACCTTGTACCGAAATTGACATTTGTCCTGCTGTTAAGTTAGCAGGTAGTACACCTGTTTTCAATGTACAATCAAATAATCCGGGTGTTTCAATTTCTTCAACACGGAATTTTTTTGATCCAAGTTGCTTGACAATGTAACCTTCTTTAACTGCTGAGCCGTTATGAAAGTTTACTTTGATTTCTGTTGAGCTTGCTGTAGGGCCTGTGCCTGCTACACCAAACAATCTTTTATTAAGTGGTCTTCCCATTTTTTTCTCCTATATAAGTAGTCCAATGCCCGTTCTATGAGCTACGCTGTGGGTACAGCATAAGTCCGCCTCGCGGCACACTATCGACACAAGTATTTATCATTCCTAATGTGATTAATAAAAAATCGAATGTGATCAAAGTGGTTTGCTAGTGTTTCAAATAATTCAACATTTAAGTTATGCGTACATCTGTTATAACTTATTTTACCAATACTTGAATAGTAATCAACATTAATACCGTATTCAGGAAATATACCTGTTACAAATAGACATGTATCACCTAATGTTTTTGCATCTCTTGAGTGTTTTAACTCTAGCATAGATTCTGCAAATGTTTTTGTAGGGAGGAAATCAGATTTGTCAACATGCGAAGCAAGCAACAAAACAACATAGTGTTCGATGTACTCTGGCATTTCAATGCCTGTTCTATCTCGTGTCTCTAGTACAACATCATAGAACGCTGAGGTGTACTCGTCCTTCATACTAATATTTAGTCAAAAAAATAGGCCCTCGAAAGGACCTATTTTAATTTTATTTCTACTAAGAGACTTAGCTGAAGCTTACGTTGGCAATAGAAACTTTGCCTAAGTAGTCAGCCGCGTTACCTAGTGAAGAAGCAACGTTTGATAACTCAACATAACCGTAGCGTGTCATAAATGATACTACTGGCTCAAATGTTGATGGATCAAGTACAACGCCACTTGACATTAATGGAATATAAGGAGCGTAGAACGCTGGTGCGTCTGATTCGCTTGATCCTTTGTATCCAACTAATACGTCAGTAGAGTCGCCTGCATATGCGTCAACGTATACTTTCATTGCACCGTTCAAAGTACCAACCATTTTAGTGTTTGTTGGAGCTTCAAAAGTACCTTCAGTTGTACGTGCAAATGCACTTGTTGTTGCAGACTGTAGGATAGTTAATGCAAATGGGCTAACCACTGCATAGTTACCTGCGCCACGACGTGTTCTTGCCGCGATATCGTTAGCAACTTTGTTGATCATAACAGCTAATGCCGCATGCTCGTCGCCTACGAATGTTGCAGTTCCTGAAACGCCGTTTTGATCATATGCTTGGCTAGCTGTACCAGCTAGTGAACGCAATGATGCAAGGATCTCTTGATCGATCTCAGCAGTAATTTCTTGGGCTAATGCCGCCATTACTTCTGCTTCGATATCGATGCCTTGTTGTGCTTGAGCGTCTTGAGCCGCTTCAAAAGTCCAGCGAGCTGATAGCTTTCTGGTTTTTGCTTCGACTGTCTGCTTTAAGATTTGGATTGACAATCTCTTGCCTGCTGTACCTTCTAAAGTAGCGGTAGCATCTGCTTTATCAGTTGCACCTCCACCTGAATAGCCAACACCAATCTTAAATGGTGATAGAGCTTCTTCGCCTGCAGTCACATCATCTAATGTGTCTGAGTATCTAACTCTTAATGTGTGGATTTGACCCACTGGACCTGTCATTGGCTGTACACCGACTAATTCGTTGGCGATAACAGTTGGCATAACACGTCTGATTACTGGTAGGATAACTCTGTTAAGAGTTGCAACATTTCCTGCTGAAGATGCACCTGCTGTAGCTGATTCTGCCAAATACCTTTTGGTATTTTCCAGAGTCACGCCCATCACGGCTTTCTTATTGCCTTCTAGGCCTTCAAGAAGTGCAGTCTTTGTATCCTGCCAGCGACTTTCTAATAGTTCTGACATTTTTTTCTCCTTATTTCAATCCTGCAAGTCTTCTAATATCAACTACGTTATCCGTAGCTGACGGGCTTGCATCTATGTCATTGGTTTGTTTATTGCCTGTAATGTGTGTGCCTTCAGTAAGTGTTGCCTTGGTTTTCTTAGCTGGAGTGTTCCCTGCGATAACGCTTGGCATGTACTTATCAAAAGACTTATTAAGTTTTTCAGTTTGTACAGATTCCAGTAAGTCAGCCATGATTTCTCTTTGACCTTGGTTAAGAGGTGAAAGGAGCTCATTCATAACTTCTTTTCGTTTAGCAGTATCTTTAGCAATTTTTATCTCAGTATTCTTACTCTCTACTAAGGTAACTGCTTTGCCTGCTATTTTTTTAGCTTCAGCTAATTGTTTATCTTTCAACGTAACTACTTTTAATAGTTTTGCTGTTTCGGACTTCTCATTAAGATAGCTGTTAGTATATTCTGATGCAAAAGATTCGAAAATCTTACGTCCAAAATCATTCTTACGTGCTGTATCAATGTCTTCCTTCAATTGAGTCATTTCTTTATTAAGACCTTTCTCAACTGTTTCAGCAACAATTTTTGTTGCGTCTGTGATAAACTTGGATTTAACTTTAGCTAGATGTGTTTTGGCTTCGCGTACTAAGCGTACTTTTGTCTCAGCCAAGTCTTTTTTATCTTCATAAAACTCTGCGATTTCTTTAGATAGTGAATCAACAACAAAATTCTCAAGTTTGGAAAACTTTCCTGCCATAGCTTTTTGATCTTCATGTAATTCGCCGATCTCTTTGCCTAACTGCCCAACAACAAATTGTTTCATTAGTTCTGCGTTTTCACGCATCGCTACTGCATACTTTGCTCTTGCTTCGGCTAGTTTTTGACGATCATCTGCGAACTCATTAAGTTCTTCTGCAAGTTTTTCTTCTAACATAGTATCAATAGCTTCCACCATTGTTGCTTTGTCATGCTCGTACTTTTGAGCGAATTCCTCGCGAAGCTCAGCTGTGGCGCTCAAACGATTCTCTTGAATCCTTTGTTCCCATGCTTGTTCGATTTCTGCTCTGATATCTTCGGAAATTGCATTATTTTCAAAGAGTGCTTTCAGTGCATCTAACATTATTTTCTCCTTGTTAGCGGAGACCGTTGATAATGTTCACCAACGATTCCTTTAAGTATTTCTGTGCCTTTTCGTCGCCATTAAGTTCGCGAGCCATATTCATTGCCTGATAGCCACCACGGCTATTTAATAAGTGTTCGTAAATGGGAGTCGGATACGCTCCCGGAGCACTTGGTTGAGCAACTGCGTCAACAGTAATAATTTCAAACTCGCTGACCTCGCCGCTTCCATCTTCTTTAACATTTCCAGATCCCCTAGATGAGACACCAATTTTGACGCCGTTATTAATCATTGTCTGAACTAGTTGTCCCATCGGGGTTGGAATTACTTTAAGTTTTCCGTAACCGTTTGGGCCATCCATCCACATTTCTGTGATCATATGGCTTACACGATCTAAATTAATATTAAGTCCTTCAGGATGATCAACTTCACCTAGTACACTATATCCACCTTTAATCTGATCGTTGAGCGTGTTGACAGCTCTACCAATTTCAGTTACAGGATATACACGCTGGTTAGCGTTTCTAACACCACCTTGTATGCAGATACCTTTAAGATAAAGGTCTTTTTCACCTTTGTCGTTTTCAGTAGTCTCGACGACCATCTTTGCTTGGTCGAATGATAGTGTTTCAGTTAAGTTTAACATCTAGTTTTCCTTAATCTCAATTAAGAACCAATAGTACTTTTACTATTTGTTCCAGTTTCGCCTGCGCCTTTTTTCTCTGCGCCATGGCCTTTAGCGTTTGCACTCATTGACTTAGAAGCTTTTCCGCCTGGTACGTTAACGTTCCCTGCATTTTCTTCTTTAGCCGACGTTGCTGAACCTTTTTCACTACCTGTACCGCCTTTTGCGATATTAGCAGTGGATCCACCCATGTCATTTTTACCAGCAACTGGTGATTTAGTACCGTCTGTTCCAGTATCGCCCATTTTAGGTGTTACTTTCTCTACGTACTCTCTCATTTGCTCTCCAGCAGTTTTAGTGCCTTCGAAAGCTGGTGCTTCGTCTTCTACGCTAAGTTCGGATCCGACATCAAATGCCTCGTCCTTGTCTTCATCACCTTCTGGATCAATATCTGGCATATCAGCGGCATCTTCGTCGCCTTCTTCACCATCTTTTTCACCTGACATCATTTTTTCAAATTCAATCTTAAGGTCATCAAGAGCATCTTCTAGATCAACTACACGGTCTTCGATTTCTTCTTCATCGCCGTCCACATCGCCGTCTTCACCTTCTTCGCCGTCTGCTTCGATGTCTTTCATCATTGCATCTCCAGCGTCACCGCCCATTGGGTCAGCTTCTGGTGTAAATTCTCCGAAGTTTTCATCAACTTCTTCGTCTGTTGCTTCGTCTAAATCTTCATCTGACTCATCAACTTCTTCGTCTGTTGCTTCGTTAGTCTCTTCGTCGTCTGAAGACTCATCTACTTCTTCATCTGAAGCTTCATTAGTTTCCTCATCGTCTGATGATTCATCTACTTCTTCGTCTTTAACTTCGTCAAGATCTTCTAAATCTGTTTCTAGCATCTTTTCATAGATACCACGTGACTTTTCAATAACAAATTCGTGGAACAGTTCATCTGCGCCAGTGCGATCGTTATTGACAAGTTTTTCGAGCATTTGCTCTAATTTATTGTCTGCCATTGTTTTCTCCTATATGTTTAATTAGTATGTAAGGCTGTCTAGTATTATTTACACTATGTTTAATAAATGTACGGAAAACGGCGTCAAAACGAGTCGTTTAGTCGCAAACCGTTTAAAAATCATAGTATCTTTTAAACTCACTCACTTTTATGTGAGATAAATTCGTACATTTTTTTAATTGTTTAGGTATAAAATCATCATCATCTGCTACAATTCTAATGTATCTTTTACCTTGATGTGCATCACACGTTGATGCTGTTTGCCTTTCCCAGTTGCCAAAGTATGTTGCGGCCTCGCCTTGTCTCTTATAATTGTGTGTTCCTGCGTATAAGTTATTTACCTTACTTCGGTTGCCTTGAGTGTCCATTGAGCCGTGAAAATCCATGCCTAGCATATAAATTGTATCGTGTGCGTGTGTACTTGCTAACCATAGTGCTGTAGGACCACTACTCCAACCCTTACTAGGTTGGAAATAATGAAAGCCTTGAAAGGTATGAAACTGTTTATTTGGATTTGTCCAAACTTCGTGTTCCATTTGCCATTTGCTTTGATTAATTTCAAGTATCATTTTTACGTCAACAGCAACTAGGTAATGCGGTTCAAAATGTCTAAACATTGCATTACATGCATATACTTTTCCGTAATTTTTAAGTGGATATAAATCTATGTCTTTTCGGCTCTCGCCATTACCTATTACAAAGGCTACAGTCATTGTACATCGTCCTATACTTCAGGTTGAGTTTGAATACCGTACATTTGACGTACAAATTCTAATTCTTTTTGCTTTTCTTCTTGATGTAACTCTGATGATCTACGAGCTTTGTTTATTTGGCGTAATGTTAAACGTGTCTTACGTGTGTCATCACGGTTTACAATACTACGATCATCGGTAGCATCATAACGCTTGTCCTCAATAGGATCAATTGTTTCTTTATCAAAATAAAATAATTCTCTTAGTATCATGTTAGTATTTATGCCGGAGGCGTTTCTGCGCCAGCATCTCCCCCTGCGTCTGGTGTTGTTACTGAATCAACTCCTTCACCTTCACCAGTAACCATACCTTCAGTATCACCTATTGGTTCTTCACCTGCTAGGTCGCCTTCAATACCAGCACCACTAATACCTGCTCCACGCATTTCTGCACTTGCATCTGTTGGTGCTGTTGATAAGTTCTCATCATTTTCTTCTTTCCAGTAGCGTTCGTTATCTGCAATCTCTGAATCGCTCATTCCTAAGAAACGTTTCATTGCATATCTGTTACTAATAAATGGAATTGTTTGAATTTGTGCAAACGTACCAATACGTTGATTATCTAATTCACTTTGTCTGTAACTTGCAAAGTTTTGTGGTGGTTGAAATAATAAGTCAAACATTGCAATATCAACATTAATACCTTTTTCTAATAGGTAACGTTTAAATTCTTGATTGAATACTTCGGCTATAAGGTTCTGTAAACGCTCACAATACTTGTTAAAGCGTAGTTCTTGTATGTATGCAGTACCTACTCTACCGTCGTTAAATGAGCTTTGACCTTCATCTTGTGCCGCGGCTGGTAAGTATGAACTTGGAATACGTAAACCTCTTACTAGTTTATTTGTAAAATATTTCAAGTCATCAATCTCACCTAAGTTAGTACCACCAGGTAGTGTTTCAACTTTAGATCCACGTCCTTCTGCTGTTTGCGGAAAGAAATAATCTTCGTTAGTTGATAATGGATTGTAAGCACTATCAATAACACTTGTGCCACCGCCTGTTTTACT